CAGGAGGGCCTCTCCATCGATGAACTCCCCGACGTGGTGCGGTGGGACAACTACGTCTTCCTAGGCTCTCAGACGGACACACAGAGCCCCTATGGCGGGGTGATCTGGGAGAGTAGCTCTCGGGAGACCTCGAACAACTCCCGCGAGGTCCCGCACACCCTGAGCATCCTCCTGATGTGCGTAGATCGGGACGTGGCCGGAGATGAGGCCACCTTGGTCCAGCGGTCCCTCGACTATGACGCGGTCATGCGGTCCATGTTCCTCCGCTCGACCACGCCCGGGGCCTACGGGTACACGCTGAACAACGGAGGTACCACGGGGAACGCCCGGGGGCGTATCCTCCGAGCCGAGATCGTGGAGGCGGAGAGCCTCTTCCTTTCCGAATTGAACACCGCGAACACCCTCCTCCGCTGGGGCGTTGAGGTGGTGGTGATCGAGGACTACCCCGGCGCGTGAGCCGGATGGAGTAAGAGGATGACTGGACCCAACCGAGGCTCTCCGATTTATCGCGTGATGTTCGTGGACCCTGAGTCCACGTTCGCCACGCCTGCGACTCAGTACCCAGTGGCCGCGGACGCGGTGCGGATCATCAACGCCACGGTGACGAGCAAGAACCCCTCCCAGGCTCGGGAGGACGCCTTCGGCACCGCGACCGCCAACGGGTCGATCTCGCTCAAGGCCACGGTGGAGTGGTCCGCGGAGCTATACGCCTACACCCCCGGAACCGCGGCCACGGCCCCGGACTGGGCCGATCTGCTCGTGAACTGCGGACTCCTCCAGCAGACCGCGGCGGTTGCGGACACGGCGGTGGACACGGTGAGCGGGGCTGAGACCCCAACCACGACGCTGATCCCGATCACGAACGGGGACGGGGCCAACTTCACGGCGGGCGTCTCGTGCGTCACGATCAGCGGAGAGACACGGCGGATCGCCTCGGTCAACACCGCCCCAGGCACCCACGACGAACTCACCCTAGCCACTCCACTCTCCGTGGCCCCCGCGGACGGAGTCACGGTCACCAGCGGGATCACGTTCTCGCCCCACGACGGCGCGGACGCGGACCCTGACGGGGCCACGATCTGGCTCGGGAACAACTCGCACATGTGGCGGCTCACGGGGTCCTTCGCCACGACGGTGGGGGTTAACGGTGGCGGGGACGGAGCGATCCGCCTGACCATCTCGGGCCGCGCCCGGTCCGCGCGTCTCCAGTACACGGGCACGCTCAACGGGTCGATCAACAACTTGGTGACCTCGATCGTGGTCGCGAACGTGGACATCGTCCCCGACGACGTGAGCGCCTCCAATCCATACTACTACACGATCGACGCGGGCGAGACGGACGAGGAGTTCGTCCAGGTCACGGCGAAGGACACCGGCACGAACACGCTCACGGTCGTCCGCGCCTCGCCCTCCGGGTCGGCCTCCTCGCACAGTAGCGGGGCTCTGATCGAGCCATACCAACCCACGGGGACTTACTCGGGCTCGCCCGTCCCGGCGACTGGCGGACACACCTACCTCGCGGACGTGCTCTCCGAGGTGGAGACGTTCGGGGTTGAGGTGGACCACGGCCTGATCCTCCGCGAGGACGTACACGGCGCGGCGTACAAAGTCGCGGACTACGTCCAGGGCATGAGGAACGTGACCGCGTCCGCGGAGGCTTGGAGCCGCTACACCCCCGAGATGCACCGCGTCCGAGACGCGATCCAGCGGACCGGGATCGAGTGGTTCAACCAGCAGGGAGACACCACCGGATCGATCGTCGCGGTGGAGTGCCCGAGCGTCTATGTGGAGGTCCCCGACTTCTCCTTCGACGACGGGGAGGTCCGCCTCTCCTTCTCGGGACAGGCCCGAGGCACCACGGAGGATGAGGTCTTTATCATGCTCGGCTAGTGCCGACCCCGCCCGGGGGTCCCGGGCTCATCCATGCGGAGCGCACAGTCATGGATATCAACGCCCTCCGGGGATATGAGGTACCGCCCGAGCGGTACGTCCCCAAGTTCGCCAACAACCGAGACGCGGCGGAGCCCTTCGCCATCCTTCACAAGCCACTGATCCGGGGATATCAGCACGAGTGGTTCGAGTTACTCGCCCAGGACGAGGAGCGGCGGGAGGGGTCCGACAAGACCGCCCGGGCCACGGTGGAGATCCTCAAGTCGGCGGAGATCGACGGGAACGCCTACCGGTCCAGGTTCATTCGGGCTCATGTGGTCGGAGCAGAGGGGATCACCGATGAGGGCTCTCCCATCGCCCTGGAGGCCCTCTGGGACCTTCTGGACGAGGTGGTGGACCTCGGGGCCGAGGTGATGACCCACGTCCTCTTCGGCGGCGTACTGACGGAGGACGACGCAAAAAACTGAGAGCCGCCCTCCACTATCTGGACGTGCCGGAGATGGACTGGGACGACGAGGAGCGGAGGGCGGCGCGGGAAGAACTGGGCTGGGACGGGTGTAGGCTGTGGGGACGATGCGGTGGAAAGCGATGCAAGCAGGGCGGAGACGGGTGGCGTACACCGGTCACGCTCCCATCGCCTTCGATGCGCCCCCAGGGCCTCAAGGTTCGGGACCGGGCTCTGAACACATGCCCAGACAAGATGACGGGCCGGATCTGGTCCGCCGTTCGTCGGTGGTCGGACGCTCGGGAGGAGAGCCGGAGGACGCTCCCCCAGGCGGGCCACCCCTCGGGACAGCCCGCGTGGCTCTTCGCGGCGTTCGGCGTGCTCGACTCGGAGTGGCAGTTGATCACCCTGGCGCAGCGCGAGAAGGCACGCGAGAAGGCGAACCGGGACCGGAGGTGATCCGTGGCTAGTGCGATCGACATCAAGATCGGAGCGGACACCAGCAAGGCCCAGCGGGAGATCAAGCAACTCGGCGGGGTCTTTGGAAGGCTAGATCGACAGTCGAAGCGGCTCGGGGCGGCGATGTCCTCCCCGTTCATGCTGGCAGCGGCGGGGGCGGCGGCGGCAGGGACCGCGGTGATCGGCCTCTCGGCGGCTCTGGTCAAGAACGCCACGGCGGTGGCGGCGATGGGGGACGAGTTCGCGAGGACCGCGCGCGTGCTCGGCGTCACGAACGCGGAGACCCAGCAACTCTCCTTCCTGGCCGGTCGTGCTCGGGTTGACTTCAGCAAGCTGAACGCGGGCCTCAAGAGGCTCCAGCGGAACATGCTGGACAGCGTGACCGGGAACAAGCGGATGGCCGAGACGTTCGAGCGTCTCGGGATCACCGTCACGAAGTCCGACGGTCGCCTCCGCAGCGTGATGGACGTGTCCCGGGACCTCGCGGACCGGATGAAGGAGCTAGGCCAGAGCGGAGACGTGACGGCCACCCTGATGACCGTTCTGGGACGGGCGGGGGCGGAGACCGCGGACATCTTCCTCGGGGGCTCCGAGGCGTTCGATCAGGCGGACGCGGAACTCAGGCGTCTCGGTGGGTACATGAGCGAGGAGGCGATCGCGGCCTCCGAGGAGTATCAGACCGCGGTCGCCAACCTCCAGACGGCGTTCATCGGGGTCAAGTCAGCACTCGCGGAAGACGTGATCCCGGTCTTGACCGACCTGATCACGTTCTTTACCGAGGAGGGGATCCCGACCACCAGCAGATTCATCGAGTCCGTGAAGGACCTCCCGTCCTTCTTCGATGACCTCGCCACGTCGCTCTTGGACGCGATTCCGGGGCTCGACGGGTTCGGGGCCGCACTAGATCGGATCCGAGGTAAGGAGGCCACTCTGGCCCGCCAGAGGGCGGAGAATCAGAAGTTGGCGGCTCGTGCTGCGGGCCAGGAGGCCGCGGGAGCCCCCGAGGACCTCGTGATCCTCCCGGACGGTCGAGTGGTCACCGAGTCCGAGGCCGCGAAGATCAAGTCCTCGGCTGCGGCCCCGGCTGCGGCTCCGTCTGGTAGGCGTGCGGGCCGGTCTGGACCCGCGCCGGTTGTCCCCGGATCTGCCGCTGAGAGGGCGCGAAGGGAGCGGGAGACCGCGGCGTTCATCGGCGGCGGGATGGACTTTGGGCGGGCCGACGAACTAGCGGGGGTCATAGAGTTCGAGAACGCCAAGACGATGGCGAAGGTAGAGGCGGAGCGCGCCCGTCAGGAACAGCTTGATCAGTTGAGGAAGGAAGACCTCAAGCGGCAGGAGGAGATCTACGAGCAGGAGATCGCGCTCATCGAGCGGACGAAGCAGGAGCAGATCGGAGCGGCCTTCGCGTCGTTCGGTGCGATTGAGACCCTCGCGGGCATCGCCCAGCAAGCGGTGGAGGACTCCTACTTCGGCCAGACCCTAGCGGGCAAGCGAGCGGCCAAGGCCCTCTTCGTGGCTGGGAAGGCCGCGGCGATTGCTCAAGCCGTGGTGAACACCGCCCTGGCGGTCTCCAACGCTCTGGCGAACATCCCGGCCCCGGCCAATGCGCCCGCGGCGGTGGCGGCGGGGATCGCTGGAGCGGCCCAGATCGCGACCATCGCGGCCACGACGATCCAGGGTGTGGCGGACGCGGGTCTCCCTCCCGGGGCTCTCCGTGAGGCTGGGCTGAACCGGCACACGGTCCTCGCCGTCCGTCAGGATGAGATGGTGATGGACCCGAACGGGACCTCCGAGATCACGAAGATGCTCGCCCTACAGCGCCGCCAGATGGAGGCGGGCGTGATGGGCTCCGCGAACCAACCCACCGAGGTGATCGTGGAGATGGACGGGAGGCGGCTCACCCGCGCCCTGGGGCCACACTTGACACGGTCGGTCGAGGACGGTAGCGACTTCCGGCAGAACGTCCGATACGCGGGAGCAGTCTGATGGCACGGGCGGGCCTTTTCTTGACCGACCTCTTCGGCGGGGACGGCGTCCTCTCCGGCACCTCCGGCGAGACGCCTGAGTTCCCACGGAGCTACCTCCAGACGGACCTACCCGGGCAGATGTACCAGCAATGGGAGGCCCAGGAGGGCGGCGGGTCCTTCGAGTTGACCGCTGGCACGAACGATCGGATCTACATCAACGAGGGCGGGGGGGTGATCACGATCAACATCTCCGGCGCGGCGGGATGGTACGGGGGGTGGAACGCAGCGATCAATCTCGCGGCGGCGATCCAGGCCGAGTTGAACACGGCGGCGAATCAGTCTGGCGCGGGACTCTCGGATCAGTATTCGGTCGGATACAGCCCCACGGCTCGGAAGTTCAGCATCTCCAACGACTCCAACAACGCCTTCACGATGCCGAACGCGAGCAACCCCACCCAGAACGTGATGACGCTCCTCTTGGGGTTCGACGCTACGAACGTGAGCGGATCGTTCGTTTACCTCGCGAACTCTGAGCGGAGTAGCACTCAGACGTGGATCCAGTACACGACCCCACTCGGGAGCGAGATCGCGCCGAACCTGATCGCGCTCATCCTCGAAAGCGTGGGGGGCACGGACACCTCCGCGGCCTCGCTCTACAACGACGTGACGATCTTCGCCTCGAACAGCTACTTCGGGAACGCCTCGGCGGCATGGGAAGCGAGCGCACCGCTTACGATCAACGTCTCCGACCGTCCGAGCGAGGCAGAGAACACCCTCCAGGTGGGGATCACGAGCAACGCGACCGGGTACCGGTATTGGTTCGTCCGCTGGAACCATGTAGACGATCACGCCTACCACCGGATCGGGATCTGCCGAGCTATGGCGGCGATCTCCTCGTCCACGAGGACCGTCCGTGAGATATCGGATCAGGATCTGTTCGTCCGTACCCCGCCCCGCACCTTGGAGAACCAGCATCCGGTGATCCTCAAGTCCGAGTGGCGGATCTCCATCGAGTTGGAGCGGTGGGAGTCCGCGGACTATCGGGCCTGGATGGTCGAGGCGAAGCGGTACGGCAGGGCCAGCGGCATGGTCTTCGCCCTCAACTGGACGGACGTACTCAGCGGGAGCCTCCAGGCAGACGACGAGGCGGACAAGGGATTCCTGTTCTACGGCACGATCCGCCAGTTCTCCGCGGACGCTTACAGCGGGAACGAGTCGGACTACATGAGCGGCCAGATGAGCCTCGGGCAGTTGCGGCCATAGCGTGCCCATCGACTATGCCAAGCGGGGGCTCCGTCTCGGGTACCTGATCCGATGCAGGTACACCACCAGCGGGGGCCAGGATCGCGCTCTAAGGCTCTCCGGCCCCGCCACAAGGGTGGGAACCGGATACACCGCCCCAGACCCTGACGATGGCGCACAGTGGCCCGTGAGGCACTACTGGCGCGGCGGGTCTTTCGACGTGACGATGATCGAGGACCTCGGGAAGCTGGATCAGTACATCGCTCCCCCGGGTCAGTTCTCGATCAAGGTCCCGATCTCC